ATAAACTTATCAGCTCCATAATCTTTAGCCAACTGTTCTCTTTGACTATCCATCTCTAAATATTCTGGTTGACTTACCATAAAGTTATAATCTTCGTATTGTTTTGCTTTAGCTCTAGCTTGTCCAAAAGCAATAGAGTAACTATCAGCAAATTTAGTTGACCATTCGTCTAACTCTTCTTCTGTAGCACCTCTACCTAATTTACTTTCAAAGTATGAATCAACCATATCTTCTAATGCATTTTGACTAGGTGGTATAAACTCTTTAGCTAATTGTTTAGCAACTTCAGCCTCATCTATATCTTCTGTAATAGATGCTTCTTTAGCCATTTCTTCTAAAGCATACTTAAAAAGATTTCTGTGATAATCAAACCCTTCGTAAGTTATCTGTGAATCAGAAAAGTAAACTGGGTCACTATCCATAATTACATCATATGTTTCTGTACCAGGAACTACATGTCTATTTTTATCTAACCAATTCATTACATATTTTATTGATGCACGTAATTTTTCTGAGTATTCACCCTGACTTTCAGCAAAATAATTATCTGGAACTATACCGCTGTTTGTCATAAAGTTTTGAAACTGTTGTATATCTTGAGTTGAAGCGTAACTATCTATTACATCTTGTACTTTAGTTCCACCAAAGTGACCAGCAAAAGGCATCATCGCCTGTTCACCATTAATAATTACTGCTTCACCTTTATCGGTGTACTTAGGTCTAAGTATAGTTTCACCAGTCATTAAGTTTAAGTAAGCTTGTGCAGCAGGTCCTTCGTCTGGATTATTTGCTATCCAATCAAAAACTGTTTCTTCTTTAGGATTAACTCCCCATAATGTACTAAATTTACTAAAAGAATCTGATGGAATACCATATGTATCAAAGTCTTGTAACATATCTGGGTCAGATATTTTACCTGATACTTCTTCAGGAACTTGTTGTTGAAACTCTACTTTACTTGGTTTATATAAATCTTCTACGTCTGCTTTAATAATTTTAGATTCTTCATTAGTTGCAATATCAGTATTCCACCAAGCAATAAAGTCATCTTCTGCAAATCCTGCTGATTCTTTTAAAAAGTTTGCAGCACCTTCTCTTGTTTCAGGTGGTCCTAATAAGTTATCTTTAAGAAATGTTTTAAAAGAAGATAATTTTTTCTTAGCAGCAGCATTTTTCTCTTTACCAGATGCTTCCCACTCTAATTCAAATTTTTTCCATAATGCTTTAATTTTATCCATAGTTATCCTTGAGGAAAATAATCCAATACTTCTTGGTCGTCTCTATATAACTTTAACATAACTCCTGTCCATACACCCCAAAACTCAGGATATTGTTTAATAATTCTGTTAGCGTCATTATACACATAAATTCTTAAAGCTTTAGCTCTTGCATCATCTGATGTTAACCACCACTCTTCATTACCTGATGTTGAATAACCAGCTGATAATGTAGATGCATATGTCCATGCGTTCATAATTTCAGCAAAACCTTTACCTGCATCAGTCTGTAATACTGCTGGATTAGTTAACCATTCTGCTTTCATTTCTGCAAATATGTCTTTAGATGTAGGTGGATTAGTAATACCGTATTCTTCGCTTTGAAATCCTGGTAATGCTAGTTTTAATTCATTTCTAAATGCACGTTTAAATATAGTTTTTTGCACAGAAGTTAATGATTGCAACTCATCTATTTTTTTAGAATATGTTTTATATCTAAAGAAACCTAAAGTATCATTAACTGCTCTACGATATTGGTCAGGACTTAAAAGGCTTTTTTCTGCAACTATATCATTCCAATTCTTTTCTTCATAAGGATTGTCTATGTTTAAGTAATAACCACTTATCTTTAAGTTATTAAAGATTTCAGGATTGTTCCTCTGAAAGTTTTGTACTCTAACACTTGTAGATTGTTTACCTGTTTCTGATTTAGACCTAGGACTTAACATATAAGGATGTTCTATACCATATGTTTCAAAGAACTCATTGTAAGTAGCTATATCATTGCCAGCATTTTCTTCTCTAATGCGTATGTATTCTTCATATAAAGTAGCTTGACCCCACAAATGACCTTGATTGTCCTCAACAAAAAACTCAGGTTTAAATCCAGTAGGTCCAAAGAATTGATATATAAACTCAAAAGCAAACAAAGTACCTGATTTTTCTTTTGCATACTCTAAGTAAAGATTATCTATTTGACCTTCATTAAGATTACCTTTAGCCATGTTAGGATATAACTTATCCATATACTTATCTAACTTACCTGCTTCATAAAGTCTTTTTGATTCACCAGCAGATACACCCCAACGATATATATCAATAGTTTTTTTAGCACGCATTTGTTCTATTTCAGTACTGTTGTCTGTTATATAATCAAATTTATCAGGGTCCATTAACATAGCTCTACCTTTTTTATATACAGGTGATGCTGCAAATACGTCACTTACTTTATCTGGAGGAGGAAATGCACCAAAGAAAAACTGTTCAAATTCGTTTGCCCATCCATACTTAGCTCCTAGTTTTGTTGAAGCATCTTCTACTCTAGGTAGAACTCTAGCCATACTAAAAGCAACCAAAGAGTTAGGTCCAGGTACAAATCCTTGTGCAAGTAAGTTAACTCCTTGTACTTGACTTCTAGGAGATATTTGTACATTTTGTTCTCCATCAGTTAACTCATCATCGAATATTAAGTTAGACATAAAGCCACCAAAAGGCATTATAAATACGTTTCTTTCTGGACTCATAGGGTCAGGAGATATAAACCCGTCTTCAGAACTACTACCTAATGCATCTGCAGCTCCACCACCTCTAATACCTAAGTGTGCTTTTCTTAGTACATATGGATTTTCATTAAGTAATTGTCCCCATGTTTGAAATACTTCAAACCATACTTCAATAAAAGGGAATATGTTTACTAACTTATCTGATACAGTATGTCTTTGTTTTGTATCATAAAGTAATTCTTTAACACCTGATAAAGCATATGCCTTACTTTCTGTATTCATAACTTCATAATTAGATATTTGTCCAGGTTTAAATAATTTATCTAATCCAACCATTTCATCTATAATATCTTTAGGTACACCAGCTTCTTTAGCTTCGTTAATAAATTGTTTACGTAATGGTTTACTAAAGTCTTCAAATCTATCTTGTATATACATCCATCTAAATTGTTTGAATGTTGTAGACCTGTTTAAGTAACCTATTGGTTTAGTCATTAATCTATCAAATATAGCTTGATAACCATTGTTCATCATATCTTCTACTTGTCCTAAGAAATTTTGTGGTGTCATTTGTTCTGCTTTATCTACTACTTGAGTAAGAGTACCTGGGTCAATACCATCTGTTTTGTTATAATATTTAGCTAACTCATCAGTTACTTTAGATTTTTTAAATTGTCGTAAAAATACATCTTCATTACTAAAAAATTCAACTATATCTTTTTTGTTTGAACCTGTTTTACCATATTTAACAAGCTGTCCATCAGCAATCATGTTACGTATAGATTGATTACCAAGGTCTGTTGTTGTTATATTGTAAGTATATTTTCTTGTTTTGTTGTTTATACGAGAATCTTTACCTTTTTTATAAGAACCTCCTGCAATAATACGAATACGAGATTCTAAAAATTGTAAGTGTTGGTCTAAATCTTTAGACTTTTCATCAATAAAGTTTGCAGCTTTACGTCCTTTGTATCTAACAAATTGTAATCTAGCTTCTTTACCTGCAGGTGTAGTTAACCATGCTGTTAATTCATCACTACCATAACCAAATTTAGCTACTGCTTGACCCATAGGGTCTCCTCTAAGTAATCTTAATTCATGGTAAACTGACTCAACTATTTGTGATTCAGTAAGTTCACCAGTACTCACACCTTTATATTCAATATATTTATTATTTTTAGTTTTATTTGCACCACCAGCTATGTCTTCATAGCGCATAGTCTTTTGCATTGCTTCAATAACTTCTTCTTGCATAAGAAAATCTACAGCATCAGGATTATATTGTGCAGCTTTGTATTTTGTAAAAGGTAATTTTTCTAACATTCTACCTGCACGTGAGTTTGGATTATGTGCAGCTAACCATTGAAAGTATTCGTATGGTCTATTGTAAACACTAGATAATCCTTTAACTGCTATACGTGCTTGTTCTTCCATAAACACACGTGTAAAGAAAGCAGCTCTCATAAGAACTAAAGGTTTAAATAAATTTCTTGTGTAAAAAGACATAAGATTGCTTACAAAGTTATTTTCTAATCTTTTAACATTTAGTATTCCATCATCAAAAGGATTCGGTATAGCATCATCAGCTTTGTTCCAACTAAAATGTTGTGTTTTATATTTTGCATACTTTTTAGTATCAGTAAGTATTGTTGTAGCTTTAAACTGATTATCTGGATATGCTTTAAATAGTGGTCCTACTGCACGTTCTATAAGTCTATAATCCATTAAAGGTGCAATATTATCTTGCATCTCACTAAATAATGAACCGCTCATAGTAGTTACAACTTCACCAATATCGTCTACAGCATTTCCTAACTCGTTTAGTTCATGTCCACGATAATTAGAGCCTATATTAGGAAGAATATTTTTGTCTGCATCAGTAGAATATATTTTCATTTTCTTTAACCCTTCAAACATTTCTGCTGCGTGGTCTGCTATATATTCTGAGTTACCACCCTTAGCTCTTACTAACTTTAAATCTCTTGATGCTTGGTTAAATGCAAAATCTCTATAAGCAGTTTTATCTAATGGATTAATTTCCATAAATTCTTTTAATATCTTGTTACCAGTTTCAACATCATATCCATTTATTTGTAAATGTGATGTTAATTGTTTTAATCCTACGTTTAAATTATTTAGAGGAATACCCATGTCAGGTACTACTCCTAATAACTTTCTGTAATAAGGATTGTAGCTTGAATTAAAGTTAGAACTAAAACCTAAATACTTTTCAAACTTAGGTAAATCTAATTTACCCATAGCTTCTAAGGCATAATCAGGTGTAACATTTTCTAATTTAGCAAGTACACTTGCTTTATCTGCAACAGATTCCATTGTATCTATTACAGCTTCTCTACCTACTTCTACAAGTTTTTGTGGGTTTTTGTTTTTACGTCTTAAAGGAAATGCACCTTCTCTAACTTTTCTAGCTTTTTCTCCCGCCCAGCTACCAAATGTTCTATAAGAAGCATTAGGGTTTATACCAGATGATTGTAAAAATTTATTTATAGTAAGAGAACCTGTCTTTGGTAGTATCTTACCAGGAATAGTATAAGGTACATTTTGTCCTACATCATTAATAATGTTGTATCCAGTAGAAATCATTTGGTCAAATACGTTTTGTACTTTTTGCCAATCTTTTATTTCTGTTAAATCTGATTTAACTTGTGCAGGTAAATGTTTTGTAATTGGATTTGTATTTAATAAGTACAAATTATCTTCATCAGCTATTGCTTTAAAGAACTCTACGTTTGTAGGTTGATTTAATATATCTTGTTTTGTTGTTTGATAAAATCTAGGAACTGCACCAAATAACGAATTTTCTTTTTTAAGTTTCTTAAAAGCTTTTTTTGTTTGCGATATATCTTTTACAGTATTTTTATTAGTAATTAATCTACCAACACTATCTGTAACCTTACTTAAATTACCGTCTCCTGTAGCTCCATCAATAATTGGACCTACTTCATCTAGTACATTGTCAGCTAAACTTTTAGAATCTAATTTAACTCTTCTAAGACTACCTGCTTTTTTTGTAACAGTTCCTTGGTCTATTGCTTCCATTAAAGGATTTACTCTACGTAAACCTTTTTGTAAGTTTTTAACACCTTTAACACCTTTACCAGCAAATAATTCTGGTACAAGCTGATAACTAGCATCAGTTAAACCAGATAGTATATCAAATGATTTAGAACCTGGTGCAAACACTTCTGCTGCAGTTACTCTACCTGGTGAGTATTCAAGCAATAAATCTCTATCTGCCCATTCAGGTCTGTAATAATCTTGTTGTGACTGTCCAGCCCAAAAGAATCTTTGTCTAGCTCTACCAGCATAAAAATTTACTTTGTTTGGATTGTAAGAAGATGTGTAACTTATTTCACCATCTTCATTAAAAGCATATCTACTTTCACCTGTTTGTGCATCATACTGTCCTGCTAAAGGAGTACCTATGTTTTTGTAAATAAAATCTCTAGCTTCATCAGGAGACATACCGTATTCATTAGTGAGTTTTACATAGTAAGGTGTTTTTTCTGCTTTAACAGATTCTAATGTAATTCCAGTAGCTCTATCAAAGTTTAGTGGTTCGCCATTAGCTACAGCTCTAAACATAGCAGCAAGTACAGGTTCTCCACCCATCTTGTGTGCTTCTTGTACCATATCTATTTGTTGTTTTAATTCTTCGAGCGTACCTAGTTTTTGTCCTAAACCTTGTACTTGAGTACCACTAAGGTCTATTTGCAACATATTTTGTGCTTTTTGTGAGGTATAACCTTTTTCTAATAGTTTATCGTATTCACGTAAATCTCTAAGATATGCTTGTGACCTACCTACTTTCATAGGTTGACCTGGTGATACAGCGTTTGCTGCACTTGCTAGTACAGACCATTTACCTGAAGGTCCAACTGTTTGAAAAAAAGCATCTAAAGCAGCAAATGCCCATACACCGTATTGCACATCACCTGGTTTAGCTCCACCTGGCATAAAGCCGCCTGTTAATAAATCACCAAAAGACATCTTCATATTGTCTTCTACATGGTCATATTGAAATTCTTGCTGTAATTGTTTCCATAACTTAGCTTCGTTATATATTTTACTTGTTTTACTCTCTTGAGCTATTTCAGCTACAGCTTGAAATTCAGGAGGTATACCTAAAATACTCATTCCTAATGCAGTACTTGTATCTAATTCAGCAGGATACTTTTCTAAATTGTTAAGTATTGTTTCTGGGTCTTGTTTAAACATAGAACCATATTGCAACGCTTGTAAATCTACTTGTCTTCTTGCATTGAGTACATCGTAATACTCATTCCTATCTCCTAGTAACACTGTTAAATGTTCCTATTATTGATAATCTCTAATAATGTTGGAGTAGGATTGATTTGATACAATGCTTGTAGTATTGCATCTGTGTTATCAGCCATTTGTTGTTGTGGTCCTGCCCCATCCCCTATCGGTAATCCCTGTGTCGCTGGTTCTCCAGGTCTTTCAGTAGGTGCAAATACGTTAGGTGCAGTAGGAATACCTTGTTGAACTGGTAGGGGAGCGGCTTGTTGTTGTTCGACAAAAGCTTTGTTTGCTCCATAATCAGCATCAGGCAATCTTCTTAGTGGTTGTTTAGAACTACCAGGTCCTCCATCTGTTCTTTGCCCACCTTGTGGTGTAGCTACAGCAGCTGGTTTACTAGGTTGTCTATATCCGCCTCTACGATTCTTTGCCATTAGTAAAATCCTTTGTAATTAAAATTATTATGCCTTCTATTGGTTGTATGATTTGTGTAACTGATTCAGATAAAATATCTAATTCATCTTGTACACCGTATGTTTCATAAACTAAGTCCCAAAATTCTGTATCAAAATATTCTTGCATTTTACATTCCAAATGCTTGTGCCATTGTTGGTACATTTTCTCCACCCATCTGTTGTTGCATCTGTTGTTGTTGTATCATAGCTTCTTGCTCAGGAGTCATTTGTGGTTCTTGAGGAGTATAAAATTGTTTCATTATCTCAGTAACTTCAGCAGGGTATTCATAAATAGCTATAGCAGCCATAGTTGCTTGTATATCACCTTGTGCAGACCTAGCAAGTATACTGTCAAACAATACACCTTCTGCTTTATTTTTTCTAATACGTTCTTGTACCTTAGCTATATTCTCTAAACCATCAATGTTATCTTGTAATGTTTCTACGTCTATAACACCAGCTTGTAATAATTGCAAACCAGTTACAATTTTCTGTGGTTCATCAAATCCTGCCATAACACCATAGATACGTCTTGTTCTAAAATCTCCACCTATATCTGCAAGTGGTGCATAGTTTTCTGCAAAAGCAGAACCATTAAAGAAACCTGCCATAGGTTTTTTAGATACACCTTGTGAGTAAGATAAGACTACATCCATTTCTAATCTTTTAGAATCCATTTGTGTTACAGCTGTTTTAATTACATCTCTGTATTCACTAATCATTAAAGACATCGTGCTATTTAATTCTGATAGACCAGCACCAGTCACAAATGAATTAGGACTTTGTGAGTCATCGGTAACAGGGTAACCGCCAACCATTCGCAACTGACGCTCTAATCTATCAATTTGTTGAAATAATTGATATGGTATGTTGTTCATCGGTTTAGAAACCTGCGTACCTGGAGCTAGATAATTTACTGCAAATCTACCTTTTCTGTATTGTCCAGATTCTATCTCTCCTGATATGTTGGTTTCTGTAAATACGCTATCTTCCATAGCGATTGCTGACATAATGTTAATCTTTGCCATCATTGCCATCAAACCTATTACGTGGTCGTATTGACCTTTAAGTTGGTCAAAAGAAACTTTTTTCATAAACACAAATGGTGGTGTAGATAATACGTTTGGTATAAAGTCAAGAATCATATTACGTTCTGGGAATACTACATAAGTACCACCCATGTCATAGTATTCAATAATTCTTACACCAGAGTATGTGTTATCTTCCCAACCTTGTTCTCTGTTATTTTCATAAGACATAAATGGTGTAGCAGTATCTACTTGTGAATCTGTATCGTCATCATCTTGTTTAAGTATTTCTGCAGCAAACTCAGGATAGATTTGTGCAAGTTTATATCTTGGCACACGTCTAATAACAGCCATTTCTCTTGGTTGTTGGTCAGGACCAAAGTTTCCTGGGAATGTATCGTAAGGGTCTCTTAGTTCTGCTGATGGATAAAAGAAACCATTAATGTCTCTTTTAGTTGTTATTACCCAAGCGCAAAAACCATAACCAGGTAACCATCTAGATGCTTGTTGTAACTGTGCAAGTAAGTTTTGTTTTTCGTCATAGTTAGAAACAATACGTTCTAATTTTTCTGCACGTATTTTACTTCTCGCAGAATCATTATCATTAGGTACATCTACTCGTACTTGAGGTATACCAGATATTTTTTGTGCAAGTCGGTCAATACCAGACTGCAACATGTTAGGAGCAGGTAGTAAATCAGCATCAGAAGTTTCCATTGTATTACCTAGTAATGCTTTGATACCATCTGCACCACCATTAAGAATTGCTTTTATTCTAGCTTTTTGTACTTGACGTTCTTGAACTAATTTACCTGCAGTAAGTTCTGAAGCGTTTCTAACAATTTCTTGATATGTTTTAGTGTCTAGGTTTTCTATGCCCATGGTGCCTCGTTTGTATCAGTCATCTTATAATCTCCATAACTAGGATTATAGTCTAATCCCATGTCCGCAGTATGTTCTTTTTGCATACGCCTAAAAACTTTCATCGGAAACCAACTAGCCATAACTATATCAGTTTTTTCTTTGTTTCTTTTGGAAACAGGTTTTCCATCAAAGTATAACAGTTGTTGTCGATATTTCTGTACTTTTGCACTACTTTCCCCATCACCAGTAGGTAGATGTATTCTCTTATCTTCAAACAAATCTGCCATGGCACCTACTCCATATAGTGGGTCGTGTTTGTTTTTACCAGTCAAGTGTCCTTGTACTGTTATTCCACTACGTAGTGTAAATTCTTTTATTGCAGCATCTTGACGTATAGCAGTTTGAAACCCATTTTCTTCTACTATCCAATGTCTACAATCATACTTGTGTACCCAATCTGACATTTGGTCTAGTGCAGCTCTAATACCTCCACCTCTTCTATTTTCTAGGTCAACTAAAAATAACTCACCTCGGTATTGGTCTATACCCCATAGTACTGATGCTTGATACCCTGATGATGCAGGGTCAAGTCCAGCTACTAAGTATAAGTTTTTATATACTTGTCCTAGTACTAAGTCAGGTCGCATACATTGGTCAACTATGTTCATAGTAAATATTTGTGTGCCTTCTACGTATGCTTGATTAAAGTACACCATTTCAAATGTCTGCCTACCACCTGTAGATTCAGCAGAGTGTAACCTAGACATTAACCATTTAAAAGAACGTTTGTTAGACCATAACATACAATCAGTATGTTCTTCTTGTAGGTGTTCAGGTATTTCACAATCTAATCTATGTGCTGTTTCTACAATGCTTGTAAAGTTATCTGATTCTAAAAGATGGTTATATAAATCATCAGGATGTTGTCTCGACCCAATAACAATTACAGCTGTATGTTCCTCTTTACGACTTGATAGGGTTGTTGTCCACCATTGTCTAGTAGATTCTCTTGCACCAGGTTGCATAGTAGTTTGGTGGTCCTCGATGTCATCAGCAATTATTATGTCACAGTCACGTGATAGAATCTTTCCACCCTTACCTACAGCTACCATTGTCGGTGACTTAATACCTGCAACAGTTCTTGTGCCTACAGTAAATTGATTCTGTGACCAGTTCTTACCAGAACGGTTATCTGGCTTAAAAGATGTACCTGGTACACAATATGCATCTCTCAGCTCTTCGTTCGTATCAAGCACGTCTAGGACTGCGCTAAGGGCATTCTTAGCTATATCTTCGTTCCCACCTACCCACATGATACGTGTGTTTGGATTCTTGCATATCTGATAAACAGCAAAGTGTATTAACAGTTCTGTCTTTCCATGTCTAGGGGGGCTTAAGATAAGTAACTCTTTACCGTTATCTATACTATCTATAATGTTATTTATCCAGTTAGTATGAAAAGGCGCGGTGTCATACTGCTTACCTAGTTCGGTTCGGAAGTATTTTTGTCGGAAGATAGCGAAATTTTCTAATGCATCTTTTGCGTCAGTAGATAACTCCCAGTCTTCGGCAGCTACTGAGTTTCTAGTATCAATCTTGTAGGCAGCGAGCATGCGACTGACAGTAGCAGAGGTGCAGCCAAGGAGGGAAGCAGCGTGTGCTACCGTCATATCGCCTGTTGCAACTTGGTCAGCTATTCCTTCGCTTACGAAAGCTCGATAATATTGACCTCGCCTAACGCTAGCATAATCGCCCTCGTCAGACTTACGTTCTATATTAATCGGTTTTGATTCAACTTTCTTATTATGTCGTTTATCTTTAGCAAACTGTCTCTTTTGGCA